TAAGAACTCTTTCTCCAACAAAATGGCTACTGATGGATCGTGAGACTGGACAAATGTATCAGGGTAGCCCTCAAGGGTACTGGGATAGGCTTGATCCAGTTATTAAAGTTGACAGGGGATAGATATGTCTGCTAAACTATATACTTCAGAAGTATGGCTAAAAAAGAGGTTTCTTATTGATAAGAAGTCTCCAGAAGAAATTGCAAAAGAATGTGGGGCAAGCGTAGAAACTATCTATGTTTACCTAGCTAAATTTAATCTAAGAAAGAGTAAACGATGAATAAAACACAAAAGATTCTTATTGGTTTAGGTGTTGCTGGTGCAGTAGGACTAACATATGTAATAACAGCATTAAAAGGAATGCCAGAAGCATTTGAGTGGGAAGAAGATGATGAAGACTATTAAGTTTTTTATTTATTATATATATTCACAAACTAAACAATTTTTTTGTAAACACAACATTAAACACGCTGTTTCATGTCCATATACACGTATGACATATGTAGATTGTGCAAAATGTTTAAAAAGATTATTTGTGGAACCTGTATATGAGTAATAACCTAAACATAACAGTTGATCAGGTTAATCACCCATCACATTATACGACAGACCCATCAGGGGTTGAGTGCATTGAGATTACCCGTCACCGTAATTTTAACATTGGAAATGCGTTTAAGTATCTCTGGAGAGCAGGACTTAAGGATGAATCAAAAACAATTCAGGACCTTGAAAAGGCAATATTTTATATCAAGGATGAAATAAATAGACTAGAGGGAAAATATGTCAACTGAAGAAGATCTAGTTAAACATCTTGATCAGGTAAACACAGTAGTAAGTGAATATCTTAAGGGTAATGATCCTACAGTAATTTCAAAAGAGTTAGATATTCCACGTACACGTGTTGTTTCTCTTATTAATGAGTGGAAGACTATGGCATCTGATAATGCTGCAATTCGTGCTCGTGCCAAAGAAGCACTTGTTGGTGCTGATACACATTACAGCAAATTAATAACAAAATCTTATGAGGTTATTGATGAGGCTTCTATAACTAATAATCTTAGTGCAAAGACTGCTGCAATTAAACTTGTTATGGATATTGAGTCTAAACGTATTGATATGTTACAGAAGGCTGGACTACTTGAGAATAAAGAGCTTGCAGAAGAAATGGTTGAGATTGAGCGTAGACAAGAAGTTCTTGTTGGAATACTTAGAGATATAGCATCAGAACATCCAGACATCAGAGATCTTATTATGCAAAGGCTATCGTCTATTGCAAAAGAAGGAGAAGTGATTACAGTTGTCCACGATGTTCAATGATTTCTTTGAAGTTTTAAAGGAAAATCATTTTGTTGAAAAACCTGTTGACGCAAAGACTTTTGTTGAGTCTCCAGAATATCTTGGCCAACCGCCGCTATCTGATATTCAGTATACAATTGTAGAAGCCATGAGCCAGATTTATCGTAAAGAAGATATTGTTGATATTATGGGAGATGCTGGAGAAGAATACTATAAAAAATATACAAAGAATGAACTTATTCTGCAACTTGGCAAGGGATCTGGAAAAGACTTCGTATCAACAGTAGCCTGTGCATATGTAGTATATAAGATGCTATGTCTTAAAGACCCTGCAGTTTACTATGGAAAGCCTGCGGGAGATGCTATTGACATTATCAACGTTGCAGTTAATGCTCAGCAGGCAAAGAACGTTTTTTTTAAAGGTTTTAAATCAAAGATTGAAAGATCACCATGGTTTGCAGGAAAGTATAATCCAAAAGCAGACTCAGTTGAGTTTGACAAATCAATCACAGTTTATTCTGGACACTCTGAGCGTGAGTCACACGAAGGTTTGAACTTGTTTATGGCAGTCCTTGATGAAATTTCTGGTTTTGCATCTGAGGTAGCAACAGGAAATGAACAAGGAAAGACTGCTGATAACATATACAAAGCTTTTCGTGGTACTGTAGATTCTCGTTTTCCTGATCTTGGTAAGGTTGTTCTTCTTTCATTTCCCCGCTATCAAGGTGACTTTATTTCTCAACGGTATGATTCAGTTATTGCTGAGAAAGAAGTAATAGAAAAAACACATAAGTTTATTATTAATGAAGATCTACCACACGATAATCCAGACAACAATTTTGAAATATCATGGGATGAGGATAATATACTTTCATATAAAATTCCTAAGATATTTGCACTAAAGCGTCCAACTTGGGATGTAAACCCTACCCGTAAGATTGATGACTTTAAGATTGCATTCTTAACAGACTTAGGAGATGCAATGATGCGTTTTCTTTGTACCCCAACGTACTCATCTGATGCTTTTTTTAAGCAAAAGGACAAGCTAATTAGCTGTATGACATTAACAAATCCTGTTGATAGTTTTAGAAGGTTTGCAGAAAACTTTAAACCAGATCCAGATAAAATTTATTATGTTCACGCTGACCTTGCACAAAAGCACGATAAGTGTGCGGTAGCAATTGCTCACGTAGATAAGTGGGTAAATATCCAGGTAATTAAAGATTATGAACAAGTAGCACCTATCGTAATAGTAGATGCAGTAGCATGGTGGGAACCAAGATCAGAAGGACCAGTTGATCTATCTCAGGTTAAGCAGTGGATTCAAAACCTTAGAAGGCAAGGCTTTAATATAGGAATGGTTTCTTTTGACCGTTGGCAATCATTTGATATTCAACAAGAACTTAAAGCAGTAGGAATAAGAACTGATACTGTTTCTGTTGCAAAAAAACACTACGAAGATTTAGCAATGATGATCTATGAAGAGCGAGTTGCTATGCCAATGATTCCATTACTCTTGGAAGAAATGTCAGAGTTGAAGATTATGAAGGGCAATCGTGTTGATCACCCTAGAAAGAAATCTAAAGACTTGGCAGATGCTGTTTGTGGTGCTGTTTTTGGTGCTATCTCTCACACCCCAAAGGATATAGATATTGAAATAGAGATCCATACCTGGGGAACAAGTGATAAACTTGCAAGACAGCAAAGAGCTATGGTAGAATTGGAAGACAGGCAAATGCCTGAAGATGTCAGGGATTTTCTTGACAATTTAAAACTAATATAATAAGGAGAAGTAAGTGAATTCATTTAAGAAAATCGCTTTGGGACTAGCTGCAGCAATGTCTTTTGGCGTACTATCAGCACTTCCGACAAGTGCTGCTGTAAACGCACCAACTCTAGCCATTGACTCAGCAACAGACGCTGTGACATCTGGTGAGTCTGCTACAGCAGTAGTAACATTGTCGTTTATTTCAGAAACATCAGCAGATACAGCAACAATTATCTCTGCTATGTTCTCTCAGCCAACAGGGGCAGCAAAGTCTGCAACCCTATCACTTCTAGAAACATCAACATCCTCAGTAGTTATTGCAGGAAATAATGTTTCAGCAAACGTTAACTCAACAGTTAACACACCAACATATGTAACAGCAAAGTTCTTGGTAACTTTGAATGCACCAACAGTTGCAGGTACATATGATGCAAGAATTTTGACAACAAGCCCAATCAATGGACCATCAGTTTCATGGACAGTAACAGTTAAGGCAGCGGATCTAACTCCATCTGCTTCAACTACTACATCTATCCTTAATGCTGGCGAAGTAACAACTGCAACAGCAGATGCTACAGTTTATGCTCCAAAGGCTACTTCAACAGATGCAGCAGCAGTAATTGTTGTTACACCTAAGAATGCAGCAGGAGGATCAGCAACTGAGTCAATTCTTGCAACAGTTTCAGGTTCAGGAATGATTGGTAGCGGATCAAATGCAACATCAATTTCAGCACAAGGTCGCTCATTGGTAATTCCTTCAGGAAACCATATTGGTGTATTTGCTGACGGTACAGCAGGAGTATCAACAATTACCCTTACAACACTTGCAGGTGTAGTTCTTGCAACTGAGAAGGTAACATTCTATGGAGATATCGCATCTATCGTAGCAACAACAGTTAAGTCTGTTATCCCAGTGGGATCAAATGTTTCAACAATTAAGGCAGTAGCATACGATGCTGCTGGAGTAACAGTTGGAGCAGGAACACTTAATGCTTTCTCAAGCGATGTTTCAGTGGTATCTGATTCAGGAACTGCAGCAACAATCGTAAATGGTGAAGCACTATTTACTCTTACAGGAGTTAAGACAGGTGGAGTTGCTGTAACTGTTAAGTCAGGAACAGTATCATCTGCACCAGTTGCAACTCGTGTAGAGGGTGCAGCAGCAACTGTCAAGTTGTCTTTTGATAAGGCTCAGTACCTTCCAGGAGAAGCAGCGACTATTACAGTTCAGGTTCTAGATGCAGCAGGTCTTCCAGTATCTGGTAAGACACACGCTAATCTATTTGCTACAGGTGGAATTGTTTCTAACTATGCATTTGGATCAGCATCTGATGTACTAACATCTGCTTCTGTAACAACAGATACAGCAACAGTTAAGACATACAAGGTCTTTATGCCACTTGTACAAAATACAATTAAGATTACAGCAACTGGTGGATCATCTCTTCCAGTAGCAGGTCAGGTTGTAGTTTCTGCAGAGGCACTTGTTGAAGATTCTGCACAGAAGGCAGCAACAGATGCAGCAAAAGAAGCTCTAGAGGCTTCTAACGCAGCAACAACTGCAGCGCTTGATGCAGCTAAAGCAGCAGATGCTGCAACTGCAGCAGCACAAGCAGCAACAGATGCAGTTGCAGCTCTTTCAGAGTCTGTAGCTAAGTTAATTGCTGGACTTCAAGCACAAATCAAGTCACTTGCAACGGTAGTTGCAAAGATTGCTAAGAAGGTAAAGGCTTAATACCTTAACAATAAGAGGGTCAGTTTTAGTGCTGGCCCTCTTTTTTGTTGCAATAAAATGATATAATAGCCTTATTAGTCATATCACCACTACGACTATAAGGAGTTAAAGATTAAAAAGTTATTGAGAGTAGCATTGGTTTTATCCCTTGCTCTATTTCCCCTGCTTTTAATAATTGATAAAGCCCACGCAGCAGAAGGTTTGACTGCTCAAGTCTATAATGTACTAGGACAAAATGGCTCTCCCTACATACCCCAGGGAGCCTCTCCAGTCGTCACGACTAATGTACCTAACATTGACTTCCAGTGGGGTTCTGGTAGTGTATTAGGTGGCCCTTCAGAGGATGTTATCGTACGATTTACTGGGTCAATTAGAAGCGATTCTACTCAAAATATATCATTTTTAGCAACAGCAGATGATGGTACAAAGCTTTACATTGATGGAGTCTTAGTAGCAGATGACTGGCGTGATAAAGGCGGTGGAGGTACTATTAGTGATCCAATATCATTTACAGCAGGTATTCCAAAAACAATAGAATTAATGTATTATGAAAATGGCGGGGGAGCAAATGTATTCCTTCATTGGGATCAGTCTGGATCTATGGATATTATTCCAGCATCAGCATTTACTTCACAATCAGCACCAGTAGTAAAAACAATAGGACCTCCAAGAAATTTAACAATAAGTAGTGGAGAAACATCAACAGTTTTAAGTTGGGAAGCACCAGACACTGGAAACACTCAACCAGAAAGATATGCAATTAGTTTTAATTGTACTGGATGTAATGGTTGGGGAATTGCTACTGGAAATGTTGGCGGACCAAACTCTTTAAATACAACAATTACAATTGACCATTCCTTGCTAGATGGTCTTATGCCAGCAGGAACAATATGGTCATTTCATATTAGATCAGATAACGATACCTTCTCCCTTTACTCTGCAAATTCAAATGTTGTTACTGGTTCTACATATGTAGCCCCTGCTCCAGAGCCTACCCCTACTCCAACCCCTAGCCCTTCTCAAACAGCAACAGTAACAATACCTACACCTGAAACAATAACAGTAACAATACCTACACCTGAAACAATAACAGTCACAACGCCAACACCTGAAACAGAAACCGTGACAACACCTAGTGAAACATCAACAGTCACTACACCTACACCTAGCGAAACAACAACTGTGACAATACCAACTGGGCCAACTGAAGCAGAAATTGCTGCAACAACTGCAGCATTAGCAGCAGCACAACAAGCAGAAGCAGCAAGGATACAGGCAGAAACAGCAGCATTAATTGCAGCCCAGGCAGCAGCAGCTCAAGCAGAGGCTGAAAGAATTGCAGCACTTCAAGCAGCACAAGAAGCAGAAAGAATTAAAGCAGAATTGGAACTAAAAGAAAAGGCTGACCGTGAAGCAGCAGAGATTGAAGCAGCAAGAATTCAAGCAGAGA